CGAGTGGCTTAATGCCCAACAACGTCCACGTGAAGCGGGAGCGCCTGGAATGAAGGGATTGGGATATTTCGGCCCAGTACCGCAACCAGAGTATTCACCTAGAGGAAATTACTCTACGGAATTGGCGGCAGACACAATCGACCCGCAATACGGGCGCATGGACTACCCCCTAATGGTTCCAACATTAAACCGAATGGAGTTGAATCAATTACTGTCGGGCGACTATAGCAATAAAGAGATTCAGGACAAGGCGCTTGCTCATGCAATAAAACGAGGCCAAAGCGGAAAGTCTGCATTCGCTACCATGTTTGATAAGAGAGCGCCATTACCAGAATAAACCGTAACTGAGTCGGTCACTCAGGAAAGCATAGCCGTGAGGCTACCTTGGAGTATCCATGTCAGAAGAAGGCGTAGTTGTTGAACAAGTAGTTACCGAATCCACCGCAACGGAAAATGAACCGGCACCGCAAGAAGAAAAGCCGGATCAGCCCGAAGCAAAACCTGAACCTCCCGCAGAACCGCCTATCCCTAAAGGCGTACAGAAACGCATAGACCGCGCTGTAAGGCAGAAGTACGAAGCCGAAGCCCGCGCCAAGATGCTTGAGGAACGGGTAGCGGCGATGGAGGCGAGGCAGGCTCCACAAGCGCCTAAAGACGCGGGAATGCCTACGATTGAGCAGTTTGACAACTTCGACGCCTATGTAGAGGCGAAGTCTGCCTACATCGCTAGGAAACAAATTGAATCTACGCTGACAGAACGTGAAAAGCGTCAAGCAGCGGAACGCGAAGCTACCGAGCGCACAAAGACGGTTGAGAGTTGGAATAAGCGCGTAGAGAAGGCGACGGCTGAAATGCCGGATTTTGAGGAAGTCATATCTTCCTCTGAGGTTCCCATGACGGAACCGATGCAGCAGGCAATCATGGAAAGCGATGTTGGGCCGAAGTTGGCGTACTACCTTGCCAACAATCCCGACGAAGCCAGAGATATTGCCCGCATGTCGCCCATAGGCGCGATTCGCACACTCGGACGTATCGAGGAACGGCTGTCTAAACCAGCCGAGAAGAAACCAACCAACGCACCAGCCCCATTAACCCCTCTAGGCTCTACGGCGAAAGTCTCTAAAGACCCGTCCGACATGAGCCAGAAGGAGTTTGAGGCATGGCGCAAATCAATCATAAAAGCTAGGTAGCACCCGCGCCCTAACGCTGTGAAGCGCCGGGACGGTTAACGCTGCTCAACGGTTTGCCGTAATACAACGAGACTATTTCGTACTCGGGAAAGTTCTTAGAAAGGCAGCGCAAACGGAACGTGCATATATGTATTCCAGCCGCACGAGCGCCAGCCGCGACAGAGGGATATTCAACACCCTGAAACTTGCATTTTGTTCTAGGACGGTAAGTGTCAATCAAGGCTGCTTGTCTTGATCGAGCTTCTTCACTGTATTTTTTACCCGTTCTTGAGGCAATGAATTTAGCAATAGTTTCAGGCGTCCTTTTGTATGGTGTTTTTGGGTGATTCGTCATGTGTTCTTTTGGCGTTACCCATTCAAGATTTTCTGCGCGGTTGTCTGCTTTATCTCCGTTCTTGTGATGAACGTGTTTTGCATTTGTTGGATTTGCTATCCAACAAGTAGCGACCACGCGGTGCATGAGTCTTTGCCTACCAAGGCATAAGTAGCCGTCTTTTCTGTATTTCCTAGGAGTGTATGGCGCTCCTTTTCTAAGAACTTTTCCGCACTGTGAGACTGCATAGAGATGGTCGTATTGCCGAAAGGTGATGCCCCAAACCTCGAAACTGTCCATAGGATTCTCCTTGTATCAAGAAGGTTAAACCAAAGCAAATATAACATACATTTAACCGAAAAGGTAGAATTATGAGCAATTCCTTTAAAGTAGTTGACATGGTGACTAAGGAAGCCCTTAGGATAGCCCATGAAAAGTTGAGTTTTATCGGCACCACAGACCTCCAGTACGACGATTCGTTCAAGGATAACGGCAAAGGGAAGATCGGCTCTACTCTGCGCGTCCGCCATCCTAACCAGTACACCCGTCGCACCGGCTCCCGCGTCATGGACGTTCAAGATCAGGCAGAAGCGACCACGACCATTACCGTTGCAACTCAGGACGGTGTGGATATGCGCTTCAACTCTGCCGAGCTTGTGCAGTCTGTTAATTCTGGTGCTCAGTTCGACGACCTCTCGAAGAACTACATTGAACCTGCCGTAGCGGTTCTGTGTGCAGGTATCGAGTCGGACTATATCGCTGCGTGTACCAAAGCGACGTATCAAGCAGTTGGCGCTGCGGGTACCGCCCTTACGACCCTTGAGTATCCTGGCAAAGCTCGCGCCAAGCTGAATCAGCAACTCGCCCCCAAAGGCGACCGCGCGCTCCAGATCGACAGCGTGACGATGGCTGCGATGGTCAACGGCATGGCGGCGTACTTCAATCCGGCGAATGCGGGTTCTGAGCGTTTCCGCGAAGGTTTGATTGCCCGTACCGCGATGGCGGATTACTACGAGCAAGAAAAGCTCTGGACGCTGACCAACAGTGACGATGTTACCGGCAATACGGATGCAGATGCGCTTGTAACCGATGGTGGCACGACCATTGACATGCACACGCTGATCCCGGTTGCGAAGCAAAGCGTTGGTCAAATCTTCACGGTTGCGGGTGTGTATGATTGCAACCCCGAAACCAAGGCCGCGTATCCGCACCTCAAGCAGTTCACTATTACGGCTATCGGCGCGACGACTACCACAATCTCTCCGGCTACCGTCCTTACGGGGGCCAAGAAGAACGTGTGTAGCTCTACAGGCGCTAATCTGGCTGTGACAGACTTTAACGCCGCCGTGATTACGCTCCTTGGCGCGGCTTCGACCTCCTATGTGCAGCCGTTGATGTACCACAAAGAGGCGTTCCAGTTCATCACGGCTGACTTGCCGTTGATGGACGATGCGCAAAAGTGCGTCCGTAAGAATAAGGACGGACTGAGCGTTCGCGTCTGGATGGGGTCTGACATTCGCAATGATGAACTCCTGTTGCGTCTGGACATTCTCTACGGCATGGCCGCGCTGCGTCCTGAGTGGGCTTGCCGCCTCATCGGTTCGGCTAACGCCTAATAAAGACTAGAGGGGTTCGCCCCTCTTTTCTTCAACCTCTTTTAAGGAATAGATCATGGCTACATACGAGCGTTTGGATTACGGGAGTGCTGATGGCTCCCAATGGGGCGGTGCTACGACCGACAAGCTGGCTTGCTACGGTGAGACTCCTGTTGTTCAGGCTTCCGCGATTACCGCTGTTGCGACGACTGCGGCAACCAGCACCACAAATGCGTTTGGTTACACGACTAACACGCAAGCGGACGCGATTGTAACTGCTGTGAATAGCATTATCACGGCGCTGCAAAACTTCGGCATTACCGCGTAGTAAAACCTAGAGGGGGTGAAATTCCCCCTCTTTCTCACAGAGGACAAATGAAAACGCCCTACAAAGGTAAGGTCGCAATCTTCACATCGTTTTACAACAAATTAGCGTTTGCCCCCTACATTGGAAGCCTTGCAACTACGCTAGGCACCCTCTCCAAATGCGGGATTGATTGGGATTATTGGTGTCGAATGTCCGACTTTCACATTGAACGCGCTGTGAATGATGCGTTGACGCTTGCGATGAATAGGGACGACATAACAGACATTCTGATTATTGACTCTGATGAATCTTGGAAGGCGGAGGACGTTGTAAGGCTTCTGCTTCTACCGGGTTCGCTTGTTGGCGCGTCCTACAGAATGAAGAACAGATGGGAAACGTATGTAGGGCAGATCAAGATTAAGGACGGCGTTCCTGTTGGCAAGATGATGCCTGACGGAAAGCCGTTGATTGAGGCAAGAAAAGTATCCGCTGGATTTATGCGGATCAAGAAAGAAGTGCTGAAGAAATACCACGACGCCTATCCCGAAATGCGAAGCAACGAGGAAGGCGAAGGAACTGAAACAACCATCTTCTTCGAGAGGATGAGAAAAGGGCAAACGGTCTATTGTCAGGACATGGCGTTTTGCGA